CCCCACAGGCAAGGGCAACATAGTCGAACTTTGGCCTACCGGCCTGCGCCTGACGGAGGGCTCTCGAATCAACATAATACATCATGCGCGCCGCGCGCGCGCCTCGGAGGGCAAGCCGGCGGACAGCGGCGACGAACTCGTCGCGCTCCTTTATGACCGCCTTGTCCGAGCGCGGAACCCAACCGACATAGTGGGCGAGCCGGGCGGCGGTGCCACGCCGTGAGGCCGCGCACGCCTGGTGGTCAGCAAGAGGCGGCAGCCAGACAGCGTAGTCATCGGTGGGAAGGTACTGAAGCACAGCGGGTGGCAACGCAACCGTGATGGGGCGGCGGGTGAACGCCGCATCATGTCGGGCATGCGCGACCAACCGAGTGTAGAGCTGGACTTGAACGGGCCAAGGCAAAAGCGGCCATTCATGGGGATCAGCACACACACGCTCAGTTCCATTGACGGTCGCAACGTAATCGGCAGACACGAGCTCATCGGCATCGCGAAAACCGGAGGTGGTTTTGCCGACGCATCGAAGGGTGAGTACTGGGACGGCTGGCTCGGCCAACCCGAGGAGGCTGGGCATGGACGTGTGGGTCGCGTGCGCTAGGGCAGACAGCTGCATGGACATGAGGGCCCAAGTGTTGCCATCGGTGGTGTTGGGACGACCCGAACACCGCCCTTTGGTAGACTTGAACACCGTGCCGTGCAGGGACGCCCCGGCGCTGCGCCTGGCGTCTCGGTACATGGCCGTAGCGGTGCGACCGTTGTCGAGCCGTATGGTGTGGAGACCAAGGTAGTGGTGGAGGAGTTCCTCAGCGTCATGCATCTGCTCGTTGACCGTGGCGTCGAAACGCTCCATATCGCTCTCGATAATAGTGGTGGGCCGAACGGTGGCGATGCGGTTGCCGAGGTGGTGTGGCTTGGCTCCCGGGACATAAACGAAACATGACCCGGCATGATGGCGCATCATCTGCTGCTTGACGCGCTTCTGGACCGGCCCTAGCATGACGTTGAACTCTTCCGTGGAGGCGAGTACAATCCGGGGAACGCCATCGAGGCGGGGTGGGCGGCCTTGAGGCGCGAATTTCGCTTTTTCCATCTTCACCGCTGGCGTGACACGCATAACACGGCGCCGGTTGCGCGCGAGATTCATCGTGCGGTTGTTGACGGCGGCGGCGCAGAGAGTGAATTGACGGTGCTGGGGCCACTGCCCTATCCACGCCTGGACTTCGTCGTCGCGCAAAGGTCCAGCGCACGACATGTGCTGCATGCGCGTCTTAGCAAGCAACGAGGATGCACTCAACAGGCGGAGGTGCGCGTCGTGGTCGGTGATAGGGTTGGCAGCAAGTAGGCGGCTCCGCAATCCAATCACCTCGTTGTCGGTAGTGTTGCGGTACACCAACGGAACAATACCGAGCAACGAAGGACCAACGACGGACATGGGGTTACGGGTGCCCTCCCAATGTGACGTCTGTTTGACGGTGCAACCATCTTCAAGCTCACAGGGCGGCACACGAAGACCGTCGAGAGCCGGGGGATGGTTGGCAAGGAGGTCAGCGAAGGAAGCGGGCTGCCAGCCATAGGAGGATGGTGGTGATTGGGGGGTAGACCACGTTGGCCAATCAAGGCTGGTGGGGAGGTATAAACGATACGGCACGCGGAACGCGACGGCGACGACGGTCAAAAAGAGGAAAATGTACCGGAGGTCGTGAAGCACAAACGCGAGCTTAAGGAGCAGCTGCCAGGCTGCCAGCAGAGCATAATGGGCTGCCGAAATATATTTGACGTATGCGCCGTCAGCAAACCGGGCGCCATGTAGAAGAGGAGTGGTCCCGGCGCGGGCGGCCGCATGCCGACGGGCGGCCGCAGCATATGTGCTAGGAGCAGGCGCAGTGGCGCGGTGGAGGAGACGGTCGAAACAGTTGCGCTCGGGCTCAAGCATGCCCTCGGAAATGGCCATTTCCTGCAAAAGGTACTTGGACATGGCCAAGTGCGCGGCCATGACACACACCAGGGCACGGTTCTCGAGACCGGACACGTCGCGCGTCTCCTGCACACAAAAGGCGATGGCGGCGGCGTATGCGGCACGGCCATCAGGCGACTCAAGAGAACGGGCGCCGCCCGCAACTCGCGCTGCGCAAAGATCAATCAAAGCTGAACTAATACAGACGTCCGCTCCGGAGGCGTTGAAAACAAACGTACGGCCGAGGCCGGTTGAAACCGAGTAGAAAGAGTCGGCCAACACGGGCTCAGCCTCTACGAGATCGCGCGCGGCGGACACAGACAACATCTGGTCGCCGGCGTTCAACGCGAAAGGGACAGAGCCGACGATACCGTGGTCGATAAGAGCGCGGTGCAGCGTGGCTGATGGCGGGGGCTTGACTGGCGGACCAAGCGCAATGGCGTAGATGAAAGTGGTGCCAACCCGGCCCTTGGAACTGATGGCCAACGAATTGACCGAGTTGTATGGTACGGCGCTGGCGCGAAGCCAGTCAGGTGACGCATGCTTGTATGTGGT